CTAATACACCCGAAGTATCTGCGGTGGTAACTACTCCTGCAAATCCTGTGGTTTGTGCGTTTATGGTTGATGGCATTTGTTTCTCCTTTAAAGTACGATATAACGACTACCTGCTGGTACCGTTACTGTTGCTCCAACACCTGCCGTTACAGGACCTACGCTCATTGCATTACTGCCTGACGGAATTGTATATGAAGCTGCGATTTGTGAATTGTTGACGATTATACCATTAGTTGCGTTAACTACAGCAGCAGTTCCTGATGTTACTGTTGGAAGACCTAAATAACGGCATGAGATATTATTAGTTCCCAATGGAGGTGCTACTGAGAAGGTTAAAGTTGTTCCAGATACAGTATAGTTAGCTGGGTCTTGAACTACACCTGATATTGCTATAATGACTGATTCTGAATTAGCTGGGGTAACAGACATCGTATAGACTGTTTGAGACCCTGTACCACTAAAGTCTTCTGCTGTAATCACAGCTGCAGTATTCACCGCACCAAACGCTACAACTTGAATAATATCTCCAGCATTTGCTGGTGTTGCTAAAACAATCGTAGTACCGTTAGATGCTGTATAGTCAGCTTGAGCCAACTTAACACCATTTCTATAAACTTCTACTAAACCTACAACGTAAGTGACTGTAAATGTAGTTTGACTTGCTGTCGCTGTGAAATCTGTGACTACGAATGAAACACCAGATGAAGTACTTGCTGCCCATGAAGGTATACCTGCAGCTAGTGTAAGTACCTGCCCGTTTGTACCTACTGGTAATTTAGCTAATGTATTTGTCGCAGATGCATAAAGAATGTCACCTGTTGTATAAGTAGATTGTCCAGTACCACCTGATGTAGCACCTAATGTGCCTGCTAATGTTACCGCACCAGTTGTAGATGTTGATGGTGTTAATCCACTTAAAGATGTTTGGAATGATGATACACCTCCGCTTGCTGGTGCAGCCCATGTTGGAATACCGCCAGATACAGTTAATACTTGTCCTGTAGTACCGATAGGGAGTCTTGTAGCGGTGGGTCCTGTAGCTTCATAGATAATGTCACCTACAGTAGTCATCGGGCTTAATGCATCAAAAGCTGCCGTTGCTGTAGTCTGTCCTGTACCACCAGAAGCTATTGGTAGTGTGCCAGTTGTTAAAGCGCTTGTTGATGTTGCATACAATGCACCACCAGAAGTAAAGCTTGTTAATCCAGTACCACCATTAGTAGTAGCTAAAGTACCTGCCAGTGTAACCGCACCTGTAGTAGCAGTGTTTGGCGTAAATCCTGTAGTACCTGCACTAAATGAACTTACTAAAGAACTTGAAATTGTGCCCCATGATGGTGCAGATCCTGTATTGCCAATTAAAACTTGGCCTGTAGTTCCAGCTGGTGTAACACCTAATGCAGATGTGCCATTGCCATATACAATACCGTTAGCTGTGAATGAAGTGACGTTTGTACCACCTGCTGCTACGGGCAATGTACCTGCTGTTAAAACTGAACTTGATGTTGAATATAATGCGTAGTTAGCTGCAGAAAAAGAAGTTAGCCCTGTACCACCATATGCAGTACCGATTGTGCCACCATTCCATGTACCACCTGTAATAACCGAAGTGCCAAGATTTAAAGCATTGGTTCCCCATGTAACACCTTCAGGAAGATAACCGTGTAAATCCCATGTGCCACCAACAGTTGCGTTATTTGTTAAAAATACTGCACCAGCTCCACCAGAAGCTATAGTGCCAATTGTGGCAGCAGCATAATCCTGAATGGTTAAAGTGCCTGTAGCAAGGTTATTAAATACAAACGCTACCCCAGTTGTTATAGTAGTAGCATCAGGTAGTGTGTATGTTTGTCCACCAGTACCAACAAGAGTTTGTATATAACTTGAAGATGCTGTTAATGCAGTAGTGCCAGCAGCCGCTGTAGTATTTGTGTTAGCTTGATTAACCCTGTTAACCGTTATGTTTTGGTCTGCGTCTCTTAAAACAACTGAGTTAGCGCCAGATGATGTAGTAACACCTGTACCGCCATAAGCCACACCGATTGTGGAACCGTTCCAAGTACCAGATGAAATTGTACCTAGTGGAGATACGTTACCTAACGCATTTAGATTAACTGATTTTTCTGCAGGATATGTACAAAATACAGACGATGAATTACCAGCTAAAGTAAGTGGAGATGTACCACCAGATGAATTAGATAATACTGTATCACGAGATAAAGTACCAGCACCTACAGTACCAATACCTACTTCCCACACTTGAGCTACGTTGTCGTAGATAGTATAGAAAGTAGTATTGCCATTACCTATTGATGATGAAAAGGTTTGAAACCCAGGCACTGCGCCTGCAAGCGTAAGTGTACCTGTACCACTGGTCGTGGTTAGTTCCTGAACCCGATCTTTGACTACAAGAGCCATTTAAGCTCCTTAGCTTGTTGCAGTTGTTGAGTATGTAACCGCTACTGTATCGCCAGCTGTAGTAATCTTAGCTGTTGTAAACGCACCTGCTGAATATAGTACGCCACCAGTATTATTTTGCGCACTTGAAGCACCTGAACCTGTGACTAAGAAACAACCACCTACTGTACCACCGCCACCTGTAATAGTGTAAGTAATAGCAGTTGCTGCTGAAGTTGTTACGTTTGATGGTGTAGATCCTGCTGATGTTGCAGATGCAAATACTGCTGTACCACGCACTGCTGAACCACCTACTGTGTAGTTAACAAACTCTGTCCAACCTGGGTGAGATGTGTTTGTATCAGAACCTGTACCAAATGTAGGTGAAGCACCTGAAATAAGACCTAAGAATGGACCTACTACAGTATAGCTAACACCTGTTAACAATGTATCTAGCATAAGTTCTTTACCTACAGCATTAACTAAATTAGGAAATGATTCTTCCCATTTTAAATTACCATCTTTATCATGGCATTTAACATGATAAAAACCTTCAATACCTACAGTTTCATTAGCAGTTGCACCAGCATTTAGCGTGATGGTAGCATTATCTCCAAATCCACCTTTTTCGTTTTGATTCATAATTACTCCTTAACTTATTCTTAAAATGGCACTTGTTGAATTTGCCGTTGGAAATTGCACTGTGAAACTGCTTGTTGCTGTTTTATCAGAGCCAAAATTTAACACAAAGACTGCTGCATTTGTAGTGCTATTATAAACTAAAGCACCCCTGCAAGTAAAATTTGCAGGACTCCAAACTACATTAGAAAAAGACACATAAGCGGTATTATCTTCTGTGTTTGAAAGTATTGTCGTTGGGGTTAAAATCTCCCCGCCAGACGTGTATCCTGGGCCAGTAACCTCATTTGTTGTGGTATAGACAGTAGTAGTATCATCTAGATCTGCTAATGCGTTATAGAGGGCTATTTTGTACGTATATGGCGTACCTGTATTAAAGTTCTCAAGACCTTTAAGCATATTTGCTTTAAATACTGTGCAAGCGGTTTGAACTATCATGAATTAACCCTAAGCTTAGTTTGGCCATCACGGTATGCATCACCACGCTCAAGTCCATCACCAAGACGTTTAAGTTGCTGTAAAGCTTCTTGATACTTATCTTCGTAATTTTTAATAATATCTGGCTCTTGCTTTTGGAAGATCATAGCTTCACGCATTGAACCATAAAATAATACTGGATCATAGTTATCACCTAACCATGAAGTGCCAGTTGCATTAGAGATACTAGTTACAGTGGCTGTAAAACCAGAACCAGCACCACCTAGATTTGATGTAGCGGCACTTAGTATATCGCCTACTACATAAAACTGACCACCATCATTTAATGTAAGTGAACTTACTGAGCCAGATGAATTAACTGAAATAGTAGCTGTAGCACCAGAGCCTGATCCACCTGTTAAAGGAACTTGTTTGTAAGTACCAGGAACATATAATGAACCTAAAGTTGTAGAGGAAATTAAATTAATTTGACCTTTTACAATAGTAGGTGGATAGTAAAAATAATGTAATTCAGCATTATAATTAGCATCAGGTGTCGGACCTAATATTAAAGATAGCTCATTAGTGGCAGTATATTGAGATCCAAATAGGCCATAATGTGTTGGCGTACCTGTATCTGTTGGGCTTGGAAAGGCTTGTCTAATATAGTTTACATCTTTGTTTAAAAGATATTCATACGTTCCATCTGCTTTAATAATAGCTAGAGAATATGTAGATAACCAATCGTTTGGAAGCGATAAGTATTTATTACTTGCTGTCAAAGTACCTGTTACGTTTTTACGTAATGCAGGAATTTGAACTGAATTATAAATACGTTCTTCAGCTTCTTGAACAAACGTAGGAATACTAGCTACGAATAATTGTTCCGTAGTTTCTGCATAATCCTGAATCGCTTGATACAGTTGAACGTAATTCATTATTAGCCTTGTTTGCCGCTAATCTTACGACCTTTAGTAGCTGCACCATAACCACGCATTTCTTTAACACCGTATGGGTTTACTTCTGCGTAATTACCTTTGCTAACACCACCAACAGACATATTCATTTTGCTTATGCCGTTGCCAGCCATAACCACTGCTTCATGTTCTGTGCCATTAGGATTCATCATTGGTTGTTTGTAAACACCAATATCATTACCACCGCCAGAAGGATATTTAAATCCAGTATATGCACTAGCGTCTTTATTCTCTTTAGCGTGACCTAGAGGATAAGCTTCTGCTGGTGACACTGGAACTTTGCGTTCTTTAGTCATGATTATTTACCTTTTTTTTGATTCATTGCTCTTGCTAAATTGCGTCCAAGTTTCTTCATAGATAATGAAGTTACTGTAGAAGCTCCTTTTGAACCTTTTCCAGATTGAATACCAACAGTAGGTCCTGAATCACCTAGATTTTTGCCTTTGGTTTTACCTGTTTTGGTAATGCCATCAGCTGCTTTTTTGTATGCCATTTTGTTTCTCCTAATTAAGTTGTGACAATCGTTACATCGCCTATTATAACATTACTTATAAGGTGGTTAGGCGTTAATAAAGTATCAAATGAACTTGCTCCACCCACTGGATTCCAACCCCATTCAATTTGACGGCTACCATCTTGAGGATAACCATTATCTTGAATATTGAAAGAATTGTTTTGCCCAGTTTGTAAACCTGTATTACCAGACACTTGATAAGATACATCTGGTCTTGGTTCACGTACTGCTTGTGGATCATTCACAGGATACATGCCAAGTAATAACTGTGGTTGATCTGGTTCCCAACACTCTGGGCATACCTTAACGCTAATTTGCTTTGTTTTAAGTATAAGCTTTCTTAATTCTTTAAGCTTATAACGTTGACCACATCGGTCACATTCGGCAATTGAGTGTTTACCACTAGAATACTTGGTAGCCATGATTACCTTATATAAGACATATTTCTAGGCACAAATCTAATCGGTGCCTTTTCTCTGTCCTCTTGAGATGCTAGATCCCATTGTTTTTCATAATCTGATTGTAAGAATGCTACTCTATTTGGATCTACTGCTGGGGACTTGATTGCTAAATAATAAGCTAATCCAGCTACCATACATGGCAAGAATCTAAATGGAATATCATTTATAGTTGTACCAGTGCCAGCATCTTGAACTCTACGCATTCTCCAGTATACAAATGTATATTGATCACCAGGAGAGTTAGGTGTAGGCCATACATTAATGCTTGGTAAGTTTTGCACTGTAATGTAATTACGTGGGCTTGTGGTTGCTATATGAAATACAGCAGTTGTATTATTTTGACCACGAGCACAATTCAATAATTGATTGGTAGTTGTATCTACATTAGGATAGTAAATAATTTCATTATCAATTTGAATAAATCCAGCTGATGCAATAGCAGATACATCGCTTAATGTTATGGTTGTATCTGTAGCACTAATAGACGCAGCTAAATACGCAGTGCTTACATTAGACATACCAGTTTGTCTATTGATCCATACTTGGATAGGACGACCAGTAGCCAACTTATTAGGAATAGTTGAATAAGTATCTTCTGATATACGATTGATGTTAATATCTTGTTGATTTGGTCCACCATTACCTGTTCTAGTTACCATGCTTAATAAGTCAATAGTATCTACTGGAAGAGCGTATGTAATCTGCCCTGTAGCCATAGTAATTTGACCTTCTTCAATCGTCCAAAGGTTAATACCACGATTAGCCCACTCAATCGTTAATAGATTAAGGCTTCGTCTGGCAGTTCTAAAATCATAACCAGTTCTTAATTCTAATCCACAACGTTCAAATGCCTCTTCAATGAGGTCATTCATGTTTAGATTAAATAAGCTGGTACCTGTAGTGGTGGCCATAATTAATTACTTTTGCAGAATACGCAAATTCTTGAGTTTTTTAACGATTTTTTGCACAAATTTCTTAATCATATAATCCTTTATTTCTTGGCTGTTTTAGCAGCTTGTTTAAATTGTTTTGCCGTAGGTGCGCCTTTAGCTCCAGGCTTTCTCATCTTTTCACCAGAGCCAGAAGCTATACGTTGACGTTTTGCATGAATATTAGCATACAAACCAACCTTCCCACCTTTAGCATATTGGGTAAAGTCCGTATCATCTCTACGGGCTTTCTTTTTACCCTTAGGCATTTTAGATGGAGAAATATCACCCATACCACGAGAGGCTCTCATTAGCAGATTTTTCCTTTAGTTTTACCACGTTGAGCAATACCATCAGCACGTTTAGATGCAGATGAAACTGAACCACCTGATTTATATTTCTTTTTAGGTAATGGACCCATATCATCATTAAGAGGTATATTTTTCTTTGGCATATCAAACTCTTTTTTCTGTTTTTCTTGAACTTCTTTTATTTCTTTATTGAGCTTCTCAGCTGCCATTTCATTTGGATCTTTTTCTTGCATATCTTGAACTTTGTCCATTGCGTTTTTCATTCTATCTAACCCCTTAAATGCCATGATTATTCCTTAGCAAATTTTGCCTTTAGTTTTGCCACGAACAGCAATACCATTAGCTTTTGATAATTGAGATGCTTTACCACCAGAAGCATAACCGCCAGCAGAGTAGCATTTGCCACCTGACTTCATTTTATGCATTGATTTTTCATGTCCTTTAACTTCTTTTTTAGCAATAGTCTTTGCATCTGATTTTGTTGCGCATGATTTCATAGTTGTTCCACCTTTTTTCATAGTTGGTGCAGAAGCCATAGCAGCCATTGGATTAACAGCTGGTCTAGCCACTGCTGGGTTTACAGCTAGTGCTGGTCGTCTCATTGCACGTCCCATCATCATAGCCATTTTTGGATTAGTTGATCTTTTTTTCATATTAGTTCCTTAGTTACATTTCCAGCGTTTAAGAGAAGCTGCTTTACGAGTTGGTCTGCCTTTTTCATCTTTCATGGGTCCAGGCATTCCAGACATACGAGCACAGAATGATCTTTTACGAGGTCCACCTTGTGG